CTTTGCTGGATGACCGAAAAAGAGGCGAAATATTACCCAGTAAAAAAGGTTACGCACACCGAATTGTATCTTAAAAGGATGTCTGAGATTGGCGGTGAGCTGAATAAGGCTGTCTCTATGGGGTGCGATATTTCGGAGTTAGCAAAAGATAATAAGTTATCAGAAAAGATTATCAGAGATATGGTTTATGACTTTAAGCCAAAATATATCAGCACAGTTAAGGTGAAACCACCAAAGTATTATCTCTATTATGACCAAACTAACCGCGTGTACCGTATTGACTACATTGAAACAAAGGAGAGAAAAGTCTTTAAGTATAAGACAGATGTAAGAAAACATCTTAGACTGAAACGAGCTGGAGCTGGATTTGCTTCAAAGAAAGTCGGAAAAGACGGTCTTACTGGATGGGAACGAGCGATAATTGTAAGTCGGAAAGGGGTGGAGGCACGGAAAAAGAATAGGCTTGGACGAAAAAATAACAAATAAAAAGGAGGAATAATGGATTTTACAAAATCAAGTATCATAGGGGAGATAGTTTTAGAAACACAATACTATACGGCTAAGCATGCTGCGGTTGTATATATGAAAAATCAGTATTCGAAGGGACTTCACATGAAGGATTTCAAAGAAGACTTAGTAAACCTTAGTGACAAAATAGACAAAGACGCAAAGGAACCACGTAGAGATTTTTCATGGCGTATATCTAAAAGAGTGGAGTTACTTCAAGAAAATATTAAGAATATAAAGCGGATAGTTATTACAGCCTTAGTGGTATCATCAATCCTCACCTTTGCATTATCGATTGGTGTGGTTGTGGGGATGTTTACAGAATATATGTGGCTGGTGATGTTCTGTGCTTCGACTACACTGTTTACCGTAGGGGCTTTAATTGACAAAATTAATAAAGAATTATTTGGAGAGTAAAAAATGAAGAGATATAAATTATTGAAAGACACCGTAACTGTCAAGGCTGGGTCTATCTTTGAAGAGGAGGGGGCATTTAACGATGAGAAAAGATTGGTTCTAGTTACCAAAGATGGATACCAGTTTAGTCCATCGGTTGTAGTTAGAGACATTAATAACTTTGATGAATGGTTTGAGGAAATCCCTGAACCTAAGAGATGGAGAGGAAAGTTTGGTGAGATATATTGGTTCTTAAGTGATAACGGTAGTATATATTGTAAGACTGACGCTGATACTTATATCGACTATTATCGTTATCTAGTAGGCAACTATTTTAAGACCAAAGAGGAAGTCAAAGTCTATAAAAAATACCTTATCGCTCGCCAAGTGCTTCTAGATGACGCTGAGGGTGGGGAATTTATACCATACAAAGTTCTCTACTATGCAGTCTACATGGTTCCTGCTCTTAGGGGTGAATGGAGAATTGAAAGCGTTGGAAACAATTACACCCCAGGTATGATTTATTTCAAAAATGAAGAATCACTCGAAAAATCCCTCGAAGAGCATAAAGAGCAATGGGAAATCGTTCATAAATATGAGACGAAAGAGGAGAAATAAACATGATTGACGACTATTGTTGCTCATTATACCCCCTAGATAACGAAATTAAAAGACTAGATAGCTTATTGGAAAAAGCACGAAAAGAAAAAATTATTCTTGATAAGACTAACGAATTAAAAAGAATTGCGATGTCAATGGGCTTGCCATACGATTACTTTTTTAGTGAAGAAATGAATAAATAAGAAAGGATAATTAAAATGACTAAAATGTTAAGAATCACACAAGCCACAAATGGCCTTTATGGATGGATAAACCATGGTCATTTTGAGCTAAAAATTGAAAAAGAAAAGTGGAATAAAAAGTCCTTGAAGAATCGTCGTACATACTTTGAGCGACATGCAGATATGGTTATCGATGATTATAAGGTTGCAGAGTATTACATGGATGAAGATGAACCACTTGTAATTGAGGAGATGTAATGGAAAATATGTCCAAAAAAATAAAAGTATACTGCTGTGAATGCGGTAAAGAGATTGAAGCGGATATTGTGGGTGGAGATATAGTCTACCCACACCGCAAAGACTTATACTCTAAGAAGTTTTACTTATGTCCTCACTGCCATAATTATGCAGGTGTTTATCAGGGAGAGAAACCAGTTATACCTACTAAAAAGATTAGGGAGTGTAGATATACCGCTCACAGAGCCTTAGATAAAATCTGGCACAACAAGAAGCAAAAGAAAAAGTACTACGCTTTTATGAATGAGCAATTCAATAAATCTTTTCACTGGGGCGAAATGAAAAATGAAGCGGAAGCCATGAAAGCCTTAAAAGTAACCATGGACTTTTTATCAAATATAAAGTAAAAAACGAAAGGAGGAGTAAATGACAATGATAACAAAAGACGATATTAAAGATGTATTGAAAAAATATAGTGAACAGACTGATTATTTTGTATCACGTTCTTGGGGTAACGATATGAAATTCGGCAACATGGTAAAAGAGGAAGATTACGAACAAATAGTAGATGAGCTATATAAGAAAGTTTTTGGTAAGTTTATTGAGAATATCAAGCTAAAAGCTGAGCTAGAAATATATCGAACGGTTATGGGAAATAGTAATTTTAAGATGGTTGCTGAGAAAATTAAGGAGAGTAAGAATGCGTGAAATAGGATACAGGGCGTGGCTCAAAGAAGAAAAAAGATATGTTTATCCTACGTTAATACTAAATGATTTTGGCACAATAACAGAGATTGCCTATAAGGACATTGATTATACTAATATCGATGGAATTACTTATCCGCTTATAGAACATAGACTTCTTATTGAAGATGTCGTACTTGAACAATTTACTGGTCTTAGGGATAAGAATGGTAAGAAGATTTACGAGGGGGACTTAATAAAAGAAGTTGTTTATGAAAATATGTTTGTTATTTGGGAAGTAAGATGGCATCAAGAGGAATGTTGTTTCGAGCTTCATCGTATTAGAGGGGCTTACTATGGCGATAGTTTGTTGGGTGATAACATTCAATACGAGGTTATCGGCGATATTCATCGTAACCCAGAACTATTAGAGGAGGCAAAATAATGTCGTACACAGGTCATAAAAATAAGCATATGGCTAACAATGAAAATATTGTCGATTTTATCAGGTTTGATATGGAGCAAGACCGTAAACTCTTTGGTAATATTCCATTGCCAACCAGAGAGCAAACAGCCCTAGTAATTAGAGCTTTAAGAATGCATACTCTCTTAACATACGCCTCTGAGTATGACTATTCCGAATTGTCTAAGCCTGATGAGATTACGAGGTTTTGGCCAACCATATCAAGTATCGGTAGGTTTTTCCGAGACGCTCCGTTAGAAGTGTTGGAAAATCATGAAATAGAACATAGAGACAACTAATATGAAAGATTTTATCGAACATTTAATCGAAAGTATATTTATAATCATCATCCTAATATCAGCACTAGCGGGGATTATATTACCGATAATGCTAGTGGTGTGGCTAATTAAGGTAATTACAATGTAAGGAGGAATATCTAATGGAGACAATAGTAGAGCCAGTAATAGAATTAATAATATTTATTGTATTTATGATAGGCATATTAATAATGATTACAAATAGTAAAAAGTAGCCATCTTGACATTTTACCCCTGTTGTGCTAGAATACAATTAGGGGGAAAATAAAAGATAATATAACTAAAACAAACAAACGCCAAACTAATAAAAGAAAGGAAAACTATGGCACTAAATATTATTTCTGGTGTCCAGACTGGTAAAGCAAAAGTTTTACTTTACGGTCAGGCTGGCTCTGGAAAATCAACACTTGCCTCTAAGTTTTCTAAGGCACTATTCCTCGATACCGAAGGTGGTCTTAGCTACTTAGATGTACAAAGTGTACGCATTAAAACATTTGATGATTTCATGCAGGCAATTCTTGACCTAAGGCATGAAGCCTCGTCAAATAAGAAACGCTTTGATACTATCGTGATTGACAGTATCGACTGGGTAATCCCAATGGTGGTATCTAGGATTACAGGGGCTGGTAGCGGAAATACTCTTCGTGAAGTAGAAGCTACACTTAAAAACACCTTGAACCGTGGCGACGGCTCATATGGCAATGGCAAACAGTTCTTAGACAATTATATTCGCCAATACCTAATCAAAGCACTACAAGGCTTAACCGACCTCGGTTATCGTCTAGTCTTAATCGCTCACGCCGAACGCAAAGACTTGGTCAACGCCGACGGTGAAGATGTCTCTCTAATCGCACCAAAGATTGACACCAATACCATGAATACTTTTGTGGAATGGGTAGATGATGTGTTTTATATTCGTAAAGGTGCGTCTGGCACCCGTGAGCTTATTACGGACGGCAGTGAAAACCTACTCGTAAAAAACCGACATGGCTTAACTGGTCGTCTTGAAATCACCGACGATTTTGATATAAATAAATTAGTATCAACGATAAAGAAATAATAAGTAGGAAGGAAAAAATACATGGCAATTAACTGGGAAGAGGTGGACTCACTCTATAACAATTTCAAGGCGTATGTGGAAGACGGAACATACAAAGTAAAGCTTGAAAAGGTAGAGCTTGGAAAAGTAACCCCAAGTGGTTCATTCCCTCTAAACTTTATCTTCCAAGAGGAAAAAGAAGTTCGTTTCCCAAAGGTGACTGAATGGATTTCATTTAAGGAGGGTAAAGAGAAGTGGCGTTATCACCGTATGTCGCAACTTATACAGTTTCTTGGTAAAAGTGAAGCCGATGCACACAAGGTCGTAGAGTTCGCAGAGAGTAAATCAGGTAACGAAAATATCGCAAAAGGATACGAAGTGATGTTTAATCGCGTTGCGTCAGTACATCCAGAAGTAGAAATTGAGGTTACCACTGAATTAGTCAACGGAAAAGAATATGCCCGTGGCGACTGGACTGATAAATCTGTTCGTATGAATGACAGTAAAAAGGTAACCGAGCAAGTTGCAGGGGCAGTCCTAAACGAAGGAGAAACAGCAACTGTTATCTCGTCAGATGATGTCCCATTTTAATAGATAGAACAGCCAAGCAAAAAACATCTAGCCAGATACTAACACTGTCTGGCTAGAAAAAACAAAACAGTCAAACAACTTACAAATTAAAGGAGAAAATATGGAAAACAATACACAAGAAAACTTACAAGACAAAACTATTCAAGCGATTGAGGACTTAGCACAGAAAATCGTGTCAACTGAAAAAGCCCTTGAAGAGCAAGAGAAATCACTATCACTCAAAAATAAAGAGTTTGCTAACTTCATCAAAGCACAAAAACACAACGAAGAAGAACTTAAAGTTCTATTTGACATGGTCAAAGAGGAGATGGAGAAACGAGGGCTAAGAGAACACTTAACCTCTATCATGAAGTTCACCTTGTCCCCAAGTGGCAAATATCGTTTGGCTGAGGGTGTCGATATCAATGATATTCCAAATAGCTTATGTGATATTAAGAAAGTAATTAATAATAAGAAAGTTAAGTCTTATAAAGAATTAAATAACTCTCTTCCAGAGGGTATTGAGAGTACTGGTAATATCCTAAGAAAAGAGCTTTTGGTATAATAGGGGGGTATGGAAAATCAGAAACAAAAATATCTTAAATTAATGAAACGCCGAGGCAAGGTCAGCTATATGGAATACCGTGCAGGGGGGCAAGTATTCCTTGTAGAGAAGAAGACTGAGTGGATAGCACCAGAAGTAAATGACGCTAGGGTACTAACAATGCCAAACATCCCTAAGCAACTTCACACGGTCGCTCCAAGAAATTACATGGGGCAAGTAGAGTGGGATAAACAGCGTAGGAGGTGCTATTATGAGGCAAATTACACAGATGAGATTATGGGTACTGACCTAGACAAAGGTAAGTGCCAAGCCCATGAACTTTATGACTTTTATTACACAACTAACACAGAAGTGTTTAGAAGACTTATCTGTTTATCGGAGCTTACTCATCAAAGAGGCATTCACACAGGAAGAATGTTGTCGCTCTTTAAGAAAGGTTCGCCATTTTACAGCAAGAAAAAAGTACTTGAAGGTATAGAGAATACTTTTCGACTAATCTACGAATATAATATTGCACATTCGTTATACGGTGAGCATAAGATTAAACCATATTATGTTTGGTTAGATTATCTCAATGAACCAGAATTAAAAACAGAGGTATTAGCCCTTATTAAAAAGTACAATATTGAATTTTGGGTCGAATATAATTTGGATGAAAAAACTGAGTGGGGGTCATGGAAGTTAATTTATGATGGAAACGGCTACTATTCACCATTTAAGACTGAGGATGAGTGGAGAGAGTATTTCGAAAAGAGAAATGAAGAAGAGGCTAAAAAACCAGAATGGAACCCACTAGCTGATTTTAATGATAAGTTCAAGGAACTCTGGGAAGATTAATTCTTAATAAAAGTTCCGTTTTTAGTTACGCCAACTCTATCTTTAATCTCATTGTAGGCACCCTCTAAACACTTTTTAATATCTTTATTATTAATTGACGCAAAGATAATTAAGGTTACCAGGGTGTCCCCTATTGCATCTTCAAGCTCCACTCCGTTTCTATTTCTGGTAACCTCATGAGCAATTTCGCCAACCTCTTCAAGAACTTTATTAAGTTGCATACGAGGGTCGCTTAACCCCTTGTCTTTGCCCCACTTGATAACTTTTTCAATAAGTATGTCCATATCCATGGCTCTATTATACATAATTTTGCTTAGGACATGGATGTCCTGACCAACAAAAAACTCTCCTAATTGGAGAGCTTCTTGCCCGAAGCCGAAGAGGAAAGAAACCTTTCCTTGTCTATATTATATCATATTGGTAATATTTATATCGCCAACAAAAAACTCCTTATTTTTGCATAAAGAGCTTTTTGTAAAAAATATGAATTATATGTAACATAGTACCCAGGAGCAAAGGAATTCTCGCTTTTCAGCTTACTCCCATTCGGGAACCCAGCTTTTATCCTTCAGGTACAACTATATTATATAACAAAAAAACCTCCGAAGAGGTTAATTGTGGGTGCTTACAAATATAATTATACCAGAAAAAGCCCCAATCTGGGGCTTAATACTACTCAATTTTGAGTAGCTGGGTGATACCAACAGAGTCGGCTAGATACGCTACGAGATAATTTCTCTTCATGTGGCTTATTTCATCCATAACCAGCACTCCAACATCGTAATCACCATTAAATTCAATCACATAGTTAAATCCCAAGTGTTCTCCGCTATAAGTATTGTCGCTTAGCGTAGCGTTAAATTCCATTAACTTACGCCTTAAAACTCCGACATCATCCTGATTGACGGACACCTCAACTAAGATATGCAACCTCACAACCCTCTCCTTTCTAGAAAATCATATTCCTTTTCTAACGCCTCAAAAGTCTTTTTGTCTGTACTAGATAGGTTATCGATAAGAAAACCAATTCTAGTCGAGGGCAAATCGTACATAGTGAGTTCGCCCATAACCAGTCCATGTAATACAGCAAAGCAAAGTCGCTTAGCCGTTAACCCACTAGGGACTGGAATAGGTGGAACTTCCGCATGAAGACTATTGTGAACCCTTACATCCAGAGGGACACGAAGATACGGCAAGTTTCTAAGTGAGTGGCAGTACCCAGTGTTGTAGTCATGCCTAGTCCATAATAGGTGGTGGATGTTGGTATTGGTGCTGACAGTAGTGCGATGTTTCATAATATCACCTCCTAATGTGCGAACCTAAAAGTTATAATTTAATTGTAAAGGAAAAAACCATAAATGGAAGAAAATAATAAAATAAACTTAATCGGAAACTTAACAGAGGAAGTGGTTGAGTTGGCTAAAAAACGAGGTCAAGAAGATATTGTCTCTATGATAGAAAAGCAATGTTTTAATTGTTCACTTAAAGATAAAGAGCCAGAGATACTGAATTATATTGAACGCTACCTAAAATGTCTTAAATCTAGATTAACCGTCTATCATATTACACCTATAAACTTTTTGTTTAAGTATAACTCTTCTAACAAAAAGCAAGGTGATTTCTTTTTTCGTATTGAGAACTTCGATTTTAATACATTCGTTTGGGCAAAGAAGCGTGAGCTTGATTGGTATATGACTCCAAGCTACTTAGATTTATACGATAAAGACCTTACGCCAGCCCAGATTGAGGCGTTTCATGTAAGAATGACTAAGAAATAAAACAATTGACTGATTTTTCATTTATACTAGGGTTATGAATAGTACGCTCAATAATTGTGGCAGAAGCGGTTGTTGTGAGTCTTGTGGTTCATGTGGTTCTCATAACTCATGCGACTCTTGTAGCTCCTGCTCTAAGCCTCAACTAGACTGTGAAAAAACCAGTCGTATTTTTAATCCATTTAATAAAGAAGCCAATCAGAAAGAAACTTGTACCTCTATCTCTATCGATGAGGACGGCTCTAAATTGAATTACAAATCTGAATGTGGGACGCAAAGCATTCTTGGTAAAACTATCGGAAATATTATTCAATTAGACAATCTAAAAAATGTTAAGGCTAGTAATCCAGACGCTGGCTCTATGTTAGTTTTTAACCCAAGATGTAAAACCGACTGCCCATGTGAACCAGACGACCTGACTTGGCAATCATACCACATTCCAGACGCTGGCGACTGTATCTTAGAAGCAGAAAATGGTTTCTATAAAATCCTTGTTAAAGACGGCTGTGGTCTTATTAAGGAATGTCGTATTCCAGTTGCACCAAAAGACGGCATTTCGCTTACTTACCACCGTGACTCCGTGCCTGACGACCCAGATTTCCCGTGGTATTATGGTGCATATAATGACAAAATCAATCTTCATCTAAGAGAGAACGCCAAGAAGTTCTTCGGTAATTTTGACCTCAAAGTAACCATTCATTATGGTGTCCAGGTGGTTAAATCCGACCTCTGTCCAAACACCAACTTTCGCTCTCTGGTTGTGCCAGTAGTCGAAGGTCAAAGTGTTAATGTGTCAGAAGAGAGTTCAATCTTACAAGGTGAGAGTATTTCTAGCACGACTAAACCTGAAATCCCATGGGGGACAGTATCTATGCGTGGCTCATTTACATTTATCGTACCTAAGGGTAAAGAGGCATATCTTCACCATGAGTTCAGACTTCGTAGTAATGCTTCATTCCCAAATTATCTTAAAAACCCTACTTACGATGGCAAGCGATGTCCAGACTCTGAGGCGGCACAAACCAATAAAGTCCGCTATACCGTATCCCGCTTAAATGCACTACAAGTTCTGATTGAACCAACCCTTTCAACTCCGAACTTCAATCCCGTAAAAGACGAATATCGCAACCAGCTTGACCCAGCCGTAGATAGCTACACAGGAGTTTAATCATGATAGATTTATCTAATCTTGAACTTCGTCCAAATTTTAAGATTGTGTCTGGTGGTTACCCTAGGGAAGAGACTGGTGTTATCGGTCAGACCCAAGCTTGGCGACCAGCTGGCGACCACGGTGAACTATTATTCGAATATTACTTCCGAGACTCTGAGAGTTCAGATAATAACAATTCCTCTCGTGTGGTAATGAAATTAAAAACCCAGTTTCAGGCAATCCCAAAAGACGGGAATATTATTGAAATCCAGTGTTTTATAAATCTCATTGAAATCCGTCGAGACGACATCCGTGGTAACCCTGGGGCAGGACGTAGGCGTATGTTCTTAACTGGACGCACCTCGTATCGCAACTCTGTGTTCGTAGAAAATTCATCGGTAAACCAATCGCAAGTCTTATGGTCTGGTGAGACTAATGTCGCCTCTGGTATGGAAAGACTTTCCCCTAGTGCCACTGGCTCACAGCAGTTCGGTGTCGATATTCGCTCTAACGTAGTGGGGCATAATGATACGCCAATTCCGTCTCCGTTCGTCGACCAGATGTGGTTCGGTGTAGAGTTCCGTAATGTTTATTCTATTCCAAAAAACTATCGACCTGGGAAGATATTTAATAAGACGGACGGAAACTGGTACTCATGTAATCGTACTAGTGGGGCTTCTAATATCAGAATAGATAGTAAAGCTACAATGGGTCTATTAAACGACCCCCCAGCTGGCGATAATTCCCCGTCTATATACAATAGAGCCTGGGAAACAATGAAGAAAATTGGTCTTCGCCAAGACGATTAAGATTAACTTAAAGATAAAAAATAGCTAGGTTTTACCCTAGTTATTTTTTGGCTTGTTCTGTTTTCACAGCTTACACATAGCCTATTACCTACGCTCCCCAGTATAGCGTGTTTTTTAGTGGAAATCAAGTGGCTGGACTTCAAACATAGTAGAGATAAGATTAGCTTGCTCTCTAAATGTCTTGGTTCTAATCTTCTCTTGAATACTTGAACACTCAATACGAATATTTGAGATGGTCAGCCTAATTGTCGACCTATCTTCATAGATATCTTGGTCGGAAAATGGTTGTAATGAGTCATCCTCAACCACCTCTGTCGCCCATGACGGAATTAAGAACCAGTCTTCATTGCCACGGGTTTGGTTAAGTTTTTGCTTATCATAAGCAAGAGCGAAGTACCACCACTTATTTTCATTAGCAATAACCTTATTGTGTACACGCTTAACTACCATATCAGAGGCATTGCCTGGCACAGAGAGATATTTAGTATGTCTCTCAAAGACAATAGGACTGTCAAATCTTCGCCAAGTATCGGGCTTATAAATCTCCATGATAGCAGGGTAGTCGGCATGGATACTAATTTTTTCTGTGCCAGAAGTTCTGACATCTAAAACTGGCATATCTGTATCAAGGAACCACGGGTACTGTTGGTAGTTCATATTCATGTCCCAAACTAGACATTTATATTTGCCGTCTGTTTTATCCACGAAATTAAAGTAAAGCTTATTCATATGCCCCCAGAGTTTGCGTGGCTTCTCCATATCGACACGGGCAAAATATGAGTCCACCGAGTTTGGTAGCCTACTCCACGAAGCACCAGTAAAGCGTCTAAGCCCTTCCTCGGCATTAAATGAATAAACTACACCTTTATAATTCACTACATCGTCTTGGCTTTTTACACCAGCACTATCCATAAAACTAGATTGAAGTCTTGGGCTGCCATTTTCTAAATTCACATTAGATGTAAATAATGAGAAGTTATCCTTAGTGAGAAACATTAATGTTCCAGCTTCGTATTCAATTACCGCTGTTGTTGGGCTAGTGGAGTTTAGATATGGTGAAGAACCTGGGGTATAAAAGCGATAAGGAAACTCAGTATAATCTGGCCCGTTGTTCTTTATTGCCGTACATTGCCAGAGGTTTCTATCGTTGATAAATCCACCAATATAAAGTCTGTTATGGTGAAATAAGATAAACTTCGCTCCAATTACTGGTGGTGTCCCAGATGATACCACTTCACTTCTCCACTCGCCAATCTTAAACCTTTGAAGTGGTGAATAGCCGTCCACATAATAAACCCAGTTATTTCTATTGGTATCTACTACTTGTGCGATATAAATATGGTCGGCACGGCCGTCCACCTTAATGTTCGGGGTTGAAATAGTGTTTTGGTGTCGGTCATAAATCAACATCTTAACTGACGATATATCCGCCACGGCAAAAATGTCATATCGGTAGCCGTCGTTTGATACACTAGCACCATCCTTATTCGTGCCTAATCTATCCACAGGAATAGAAGATAGGTCATTATATATTAGCCCTAAAAGCGGTCTAGAAGGCTTTCTAAGCCACTCTACTTTTAGGCTATTAGTATTTGGTAGGTTCTTGTCCTCGAAGTCGTAAAACGCCTCAAAATGATTATCAAGCCCAGTCGCCGAAACCTCAATGAACCTATCTGTGATTTCAGTATTTGAGAACGGATTGGCTTGTTTTTCGCAGGTTAAATCGCCCCACATTTCCATTCGTACAAATAACCGTCCTCGTGGGTTGGCATTTTCCAAAACGACTGTATTCGCCCTAAGTTCCTTATGCTCAAAGACATCAGGTGATATTTTACAGAGGTCGACAGACGTTTCAGATAAGACTTTTCCGCCGTCCGAAGCAGACAAGTAAATAGACAGAATGCCACGGCTCATGCCTGTGTTTTTAATCCGAATGGTCGAGCCAACTATCTTGCCTGAATAAGGTATCTCGAATTTAATTTGCTTGCCTTGATAGAGTTTTAGTGTGGTCTGAATATCACTATCACTAAAATCTACTTTCCTATCCCCATAAGACATCAGGAATTTATTCCCCTGTACGGACGCTGAATTGCCACGTTGAGTAACAAGGTTATCGGAATTATATCGCCCGTTAATATAGTACGGCGAGGAATATGGTGAAGAATTAAGGTCATCAGAGGTGGTATCAAGTCCATAATTGGCGGTTAAAGAAAAGCCGTCATGAATACGCCTTGATGTTCTAGTTTGCCACTCTGTTCTCTGGTATGAACCTTTGAATAGCTTATTATTCGCATAATATCCCGCAGGTCGGTGCGAGAGGTGCGACATATTTTGGAACCTCGTAGCCATGAAATTATCCTCCTAAAACCTGAACCTGCTCAATGCCGAAACGCTTGTAGATTTGTTCAGTCATCTCAGGAATAAACTTGTTATCAAGGTAATCTCGTACACTGCCAGAAAAGGCAAAGTCATCTCGCTCTTCATACCAAACCGCACGCATGATGTCGAGTATAGCGTTGTGAACGATAGCAGAAATCTCAATAGTGTCTTCCATACTTTTGACTTCCTTAGGGAAACCGTAGGCGATATAATCAAGCACAACAGGTATATTAAGTGGTCGGTCTAAAATCAAGTAAACATCATCATCTTCCTGTTCAATAGCGTATGAACACGGCTTGCCAGCCTTGGCTAGACTTGGAATATTATCTTCATATAATTCCTCTACGCTTTTATTACATAGATTGAGCTTACATAAATCACCACCAGTAGAAGTCCAGAAATTCATCATTGGAATATCAGCAATTCGTCTAAAATCACGGTTCAAGTTCCACTTGTAGTGCCCCTTTGCGTCAAGGTTTACTTGATAATGTTTAGAAAAAATGCGTGATAATTTAGGTGTAAGCGGTAGCTCACGAAACACCCAATTTATTGCTGAGATTACGAACTTGTCTGGGGTGTCCAAAGTGTCATCGCCAACCAGCGTCCTAAACTCATCTGAAAGCTGTTTTACTTGTATTTTCATACTTTAATAATACCCTAAAACTAGCTTCCAACTTAAAATATGATATTATCAGAGTATGCTAGGTAATGACTTACAGGGCAACAATATTGACCCATTTATTCAAAAATATCGAGAGGCGTTAAACGCTCAATATGAGGCTAGTAAAAAAAGTCTTGACCAGACTAGGCTAAACGACCAGACAAACATTATGAGTAATGCTAATGTTAATGGCATGATGTACTCTAATTTCCCGACAAGAGACAAAATCAAATACGACACTTCAACATATATGCCAAATCTAATTAAGGTGCGAAACACTTATCAGACTGGTTTAGACAAGCTTCGTACCAATGCATTAAACGCATATAATACAATCCAATATTATAAAGAAATGATAAATCATACTAATGGATTAAGATAGAATAGCCCCACAATGTGGGCTATTTTTTTATTTAACTTACCTGGAATATAAAAACCCATATTCCAACTTAATGAGTAAAAGTTTAATATAAGAAAATCGCCCCTCGGGTTTACTGGGCGATTTCTTAGAAGTGAGTTTAGCCTCGACCACATTTCGAAGCCTAATTCTATATTATCACAGCTTCATAAAAGCACAAGCTACATCTTGTCATTCATAACCTTGGAAATACCAAAGATGGCACCAAGGAACAAACCAGTTGCAGAGATGGTGGTGAGAATTGCCTCTGTTGGCAAGTTCCAACCCCAAGCCTTAGCGAGTGTTGCAAAGAACACGCCAAGAGCTGGTAAAACTACTGCAATAATCCAGCGTAATGCTTCGTATACTTTTTGGTTTAACATATTTTACTCCTTTAACTTATTACTCTTCGTCTTCGTCGCTAGTGATATCTTCACGCTTATCCAGCCATAAGATAGCAGTTTCGATATGTGTGATTGCGATATTGACTTCACGACTTGGGTTAATCTCATAATCCTCATAGAGCTTTTGAACACATCTATCAAGGATTTCTTCGACATATTGCCCATTAGCAGAAGTGTTTATCACAATCTTATCACTAATTTTTGGGATGTTAGGTTTTTCTTCCATAGTTCCTCTCTAACGATAAATCTTTAATCTCATACCTGGGTAAATCAAGTTTGGATTGGCAATACGGTTGTCTCTTGCGATTTTCTGGTAATTCGTGCCGAAACGGCCAGCAATTCCAGATAGAGTATCACCAGCTTGTACCATATAGATTTCAGCTTGTGGCTGGTTAGCCCCCATTAGTTGGTTCACCTTATTTTGCACGGCGTTGTAGTCGTAGCCAGCTCCTCTTAATCGGTTAATACGGTCATTGCCGTTACCCCAAGCACCACTTAATACTTCCTGAGCCAACTGGTCAACAGTTTTTACGGTTGGCACAACTGGTGCGGTTTGGTTAGCTTCGACTGTACCTGCGTTGGCTTTACCTGCGTATTTGTCCCAAGTCTCACGACTTCCAAAGAAGAAGTCCTTGTCTAATCCACGGCCACCGTCTCCAACAGAGGTGTACTGGTGAAGTGCAGCGAATTTCCAGTTTTTAAGGCTACCAAAGCCGTGGTCAGCCCCGTCATTCATACCATAGTTAGCAATCCAAAGGCCGAAATCACCTTTAACAACCGCACCCCAGTTTAGAGAATTTTCGGTGCTGGTGTTCATGTAAATAACAGGTTTTACGCCAGAGAGTTCCTCAAACTTTTTAAGCCAGCGATATGCCCAGTCCACATTGGTAGCGTCTGTACCAGCAGTAGCTTCCCAGTCAAGCATTGGAATAGCTTCACCGATGTAGCCACGCACTTGGTTGTAGTTCCATTCTGCACTCTCTTCTGGGGTACCATCTGAGGTTAATGGGAACATATAAAAACCTAGTTTCTTGCCTAGACCTTTGGCATACTGATAAATTGCGTCGCAAGTGCCGTCAACCGTCTTTGAAAAAGTTGCACGGGCAATGACAAAATCAGGCGCATGTTCGTCAATTAAACGCTTAAAATCGTTTCTTTGCCAGAAGCTTACGTCAATTCCTTTTAATAATTCACTCATAGTTTCTCCTTTTTTATAATTATAACCGTAATCACAATTAAAGCTAGTATAGTAATAGGCAAAAGATTAAAAACACATACTGCCCACCAGAAAAGAATATCAAGCATAAAAAGAACTGACCAGGTAATAATAGCTAGCCAGTTTATCTTTTTCATTTATGTATTCCACCGTCTACTACAACGAATTTTAATACTGCACCGATGACCGCCGTGACAATAGCCCAGACGATTTTAGCTTGATTATCTTCAAGTTTGTGAAGTCGATTACTCCTATCAATAGCACGCTCTTCAAGAACAGTCACCCTTTGAGAGATAGTATTATAGGTGTCAACTTTTTGATTGACTTCGTTTACTAATTTATTAATGTTGCCGATGTCGGCTTCCATTTTGCCAAGTTTCTGATATAACTGTTGTTCAGTATTCATCTATCTTTTCACCCTTTCTCATTATTTATTATATATAAATTTTATTCATATATTTTTTATTGTTCTACATCGATACAATAATCAATAATAACGTGCCACCAGTAAGCGCTACGCATATTCTCTTTTAGTTGCATTACCATGACGCTACGTAGAGAGTCTAGATAAAACCCCGCAACCCAGCTATTATCAGCTGTATCGTATAGCCAAGGCACCGTCCTCCAAGACCCATTATTTGCTTTGTTTTTTACAACCATTCTCATATCGATAATAGTTGCACACCTATCAACTGTAACCTCTCGTGGGACATCACCTCTACCAGAATAAACCTTGCGATAGATTTTACGACCGTCAATCCATGTGCCAACCTCTGTACGATTTGAAGAATACACATCTAATGATGGTTGTGGGGTCTTTGGTCGTTCAACAAGCATTGTTGCATACCACTTACCGTCCTTAAAACAATATGGAACTGCCTTTTTTGGATTATTTTTACTTCCTTCCATTTTCTTCTCCTATGCTGTTCTGTGCCAGCGTTTAACTACGATGTATGGTGGCATATTATTATGAGCTTTGCTTCCGCCAACTGGTTCGACCATATCATTCGAATAGGCGTATCTCTTAGAGGAACTTGCCGACCATGTGACACCAGACACATTATCTGTACTATTATAATTTGCCAAACTCATTTTATGTTGATGAGAAGGCATTTCATTTATAGATAGAGTGTGTTCTTTTTCGCCACCAGTCTTATTAATAGTATTAAAATCGACTACATCTCTATCAATCGCTACCAACATCTTTCCTTTTGTGTCTTCAACCCATGTCCCACCCCAAGCGGTATTCGGATTAAAATCATTATCAGATGTTTCGTAATAGGTGCCAACAGGGTAAAAATAATCTAAGAAAGTAACCGACTCGGCTCCACCAACCTCGGTATTCTCTACAAAGAAAATACTATTTTCTCTTGCTGTTGCTGGCAGGTCGGAACGACTTCTCACCACAGTGATGGCAGCCGACTCCCCCTGCCTACCAGGTTCACCACGCTCACCTCGTTGTCCAGGTTCACCACGCTCACCTCGTTGTCCAGGTTCACCACGCTCACCTCGTTGTCCAGGTTCACCACGCTCACCTCGTTGTCCAGGTTCACCACGCTCACCTCGTTGTCCAGGTTCACCACGCTCACCCTGAATACCCTGTCTGCCTAGAATAGTCGGTACGCCATTTTCATCATAGAGGTAGTGGTTGCCGTTTGCCTCATATTTAACGATAGTGTTGTAATATCTGCCATTTTCAATAGGCACACTAGTTTCATCACCTAAACTAGCAGGGATAATAGTAGTAATTAAACCATGCTTATTATCTTCACAATTCTCCATTTTACTCTCCTATTTTCCTCATATACTTAACCTTAATCTCAGGCGTCAAGTCGGTTCCAGTGACCGAGATATTAGTTATCCCGTCATAAGTTCTAGCCTCTATAAGCTTATTTAGCTTGGTAAGTATAGCTTGGTCGGTGATTTCTTCTTCTGTCGGGGTCTTCATCTCGTAATATACGGTGACAGGTGTACCCTTGGCTTTTTCAGCTTTTAGCCAATTCTTGAATGAATTAATATCTGTGATTTTCAGATTGAGTGCGTCTGGGGCGGAGAACATGATTCTGATTAGGTCATTACCATTGTCAGAGAATACGGACAAGATAGTCTTATTAGTTTTTACGCCTACTAGTATCGTATTTGGCATAATATCGAAGTGTGAACATATACAAGTTGTCGAGTTTTTTAGTAATCTATCAAAAACATTCGTATAAACATAAACTTGACCTGGATTTTCAGGGTTAATAGTTCTGAAGTATTCCTCTCCACTCAACTCTAGTTTTCCAACTCGCTTAATCAACTTAGCTACACCATTTTCGAGCTTCACTTCATCATAGATGTTGTCGGTGAGCTTGTAGATATTGAGACCTGTTGGGATAGTAAAATCGGAAGACTCATTCTTAACGTATGGAGTAGCAGTATCTCCCTTTTCGAGCTGTACCTTAATATTGGTTTCTGGTATTGGGGTATTCTGGTTCCAGCCAGTTCCGTTTATAGATAAATATAAGTGACATCTCACAATATCTTCTGATGGCGTAAAGGTAATTGAGGTTTTACCTTTACCAATTATTGGGTCTCCAACATTGACACGTCCATTTTTACCAAAGATTGCCAAACATATAGAGTAAGGTAGCGGTTTATCTATCGACAGTGTATGGGTTTGGTTGCCGGGAATTAAGACAGCACTACCAACTGTAATATTCGTCCCCCACCATTGGTAAATCTCTCCACTAAAAGTGATAGAACCATCGGGCTCAACAATTGCCTTAAAATTAGGTAGTGGGTTCTGTTGAGTTAGTTTGAGTAGATTCTTGTTGGTAATTTGTATATTTATCTCACTTAACTCTCCGATAACTTGTGGCAACTGTGGTCTTGGTCTAGCTAGGCCTGTATTGTATGGAGAGTACTCTGGTAAGTTGCTTTCGGTAAATGCACCGCGAAAGAGGGCGAAGTTATTATATAGCGTTACGGATTCAGGATATGCAGCCTTATTGCTGAGTTGTATTTTCATGGCGTACCTATCATATTTCGTACTGTCAGTTACAAAGGTAAAGATTTTACTAGAAGAGCTGCCAAAAATATCAAATCCTGAACCGTCTTTCTTATATGCTAGTATTTGTGCGAATAGTTGTGGGCTAACACCGTTATAAGATACGACTGTATATGTATTCTTATTGAATAATGATAAGTTGTCCCGAACAAGTATAGGCAACCAATCGACAGTAGGTTTACCTGTAAGCTTTAGTACGCCACTTTGATTCGACAAAGTTACGCCATGTATCGAGTTGATTGGAAGCCCAGAAAACTCATCAAAAAGATTGTAACTACCACCAGTGTATGGCTCAAACTCCGTAGCAGTATCACTTATCTCTACTTGAATATTCCTAATAGAGAAGCCATCAGACTCGGTATTCGAGATATATCCATCAGAATAAAAAATAAATGCAACGTAGTTATTATCTGGGTTTTTAGGAATTATTAAAGTATACTTTTCCCAGTTCGCAGTAGTTTGTGTTGATTGAACGATGGCATTTTCAAGACCATATCGTAATGTATGTGGACCACCGCTACCGTGTTTAACCTCAAATGATAAAGTTACAGTATTGGTCTTAAGTAGATTCGACCAAAAATTATGCATCCCATAGGGGCTAATATTATAGAACCCAATCGTATTTGCATTACCGCCCCTCTTGGTTATTGTTATAGTGTTGTCGCTCACTTTTGTTGTAGAATTTAGTTGCCCAGAGTTAGCAAAAGTAGGGTCGAATAGATTCTTGCCAGTTATTGCCATCTGTTTTAGGTTCCCATGAATACTCACCCCAAGCACCTTCGTAGCCGAGGAATTGAGCTTGAGGTTCGTGCCTTTTTCGGATTCTTTTGAGAATGCGTTTAAGATGTCGGAGATGAGTGAATTTTGAGAGGTTTGCTCTACGTTTACATCAGTGAACTTCTTATCTACTAACTCTTTATGCGTAGATAATACCGAATTGGTCGTAGCAAGATTAGCCTTAATCTGAGTAACTTCGGCTTTATCATCACTGGTTATCTTGGTGAATTTAGTATCCAGTGCAGAGGTTTTATTGTTTGCTTCGGTAATTTTGCCATTTAGCTCAGTCTTAGCTTGCCCGATAGTGTTGTTTACTCTAGTTTCAGATTGGTTGATATTGTCATTCAGTTCAGATTTTACCTCAGATACGCGGTTATTGACATCAGAAATAAGAGCATAATTCCTTAGGCTATTTTTGGTATCAGTAATACTGTCGGTGTTTCGCCTAATCTTATCAAGCAAGTCATTCTTAACAATATCGGCCTGTTCAATATACTTGTTCAAGCTGTTCTTCATCAAGTTGACATCATTAGTAGTCGTGTTGACAAGAGTAGAGGTTTCTCTCTTCATATCCTCAATCTTGGTCGTGACATAACGCTCCATATTAGAAACCTTGTCATTTACCTCTGGCATAACCTTATCGACTACACCATTCTTAAACTCGGCAAGCTTGTTTTTAACTTCCTCGGAAAGAGCAGAGAGAGCGTCAGTAACAGCTTTTTGAGTCATCGCTCCGTCAGTATTGCTACCAAGAGTTGTGTAGTAGGTCGGTTTTTCGTTTAGGATTTTCTTGTCGCCACTCTTATAAACCGCTAATTCACCTCTGCTTGAAACATAGAGAGTGTCTTGCATAGCTTTGCTAATTTCAGGTAGTTCATCGACATAAAGAACACTCGCTCCACCTCGGTCAAGTCTTGTTGGTACGCCATCAGAGGAATAAAGATAAGCGTGTCCGTTTACTTCATAATAAACGAGGGCGTTTTTGTATTTCCCCATTAAGACAGGGGTTTCCGTCTCATCACCAAAGGTAGCTGGAATTACCACCTTATGAAAAAGCACAGGACATTCGGTAGAGTTCACCTGTAAAACAGATGGTGAGAAGTTCCCCTCATTTTTGTTACCACAATTACAATCCATTAGGCATTTCCTTTCAGCAACTTAATCTTGCGATATTCGCCAGTAGCGTTGAAGATATACATTACATCGTCGTAAAAATCGATTACTCGCTGATTACGGACTTTAAGAGGGTTGGTGTTTGCGTCATAGTGGTCGGCATAAATGTCGCCAGCGAACATTAAAATAATGCGGTGTTTATCGTCGATATAATAAGTGGTGTTGATATTTGACACATGAACAAAACACCCCGCGAGGTTTTTAAGATTAGAAGAGTCTTCAACCACGATAGAGGGAATGACCGCCTTGATTGGGCATTTTGGCATTACATCTTGTTTAATAATTGCCTGTCCACATTCGTTTTCGTGATTACATTTATTACAATTACAACGTTCCATATCCCCATTATAACCAAAAAAAGCCACCTAGATTTTTATGTGGCATTTTTCGCAAAAAGATTTAATATGTTTTCGAAGTATCGACAGGTCAAGTTCATCAAAGAAGAATTCACCCAGCTTTTCATATGCTGACCTAAGGTGTACCTTTTGATTATCTCTTAACAGCAATTCCTCTACACAATCTACATATGGGCTATCTATGTCTATACTATCACGTATCTCAACTGTTACTAATCTCTTGAAGAAGGCTCGCTCGGACATCATCCGTTTTATTTCCGCTTGGGTATGTGTCGTTACGATTTTAATCGCCAGTATCTTATATGGATTATCGTAGTTATGAGAAAAACCGTCAGACGGTGTATCAAAATCTTCTATCTCCATGCCCTTCTTTTGCTTCCCTTTTTACGTGAGTCTTCTATCTTACCTGCATTAGCACTTCTACTCATGGCACGCAGGTTGCTTTTTCTATTATCTAATGGATTAGAGTTCCTATGGTCGATAACTCTTTTGTCTCTTGCTGATATGATACCAGATTTAATTGCCGACCGCCTAGCGGAGTTCCTTGAGGAGCGTTTTTTAATTTGCTCCTCTGAACTCTGAAAAGTGTCGTAATCATGTCTTAGGCCAGCCTTAGTACGCTTCCTTTTGCCTTGACCATCGGTGTACCACCACTTGCCCATATATGAGACTACTCGCTCTTTAATTCTCGTACTTTATTGAAGATAGCCCCAATAGAATTAAGCTCTTGCTGGACTTCCGCAAGCTCAGCTGATTGCTTTTCGATATCTTCTTGCTTGGCTGCTAATGCTTTGATAACTTCATCGTATTTAGCTTTTGCCGCCTTAAAGTCGATAGAGTAAAATTCGGCAGATAATTCATCTGTGGTTTTTTGACTCATGAATAAATCAAACATAGCTTGCTTAACTACATTTACATAAAAAGCGTGTAGTAAGCCATAGACTTGTTCTTTTTCTACCTTTTTAAGTTCGGTGTTTTCCATTTCCACCAAGGCTTCTTTTTCTTTTAGATGAACTTCTTTATCGTTTTCGTTCATAGCTTCAATAGCGTGGTCTAAGAATGCTTTCATCTTATCTAAAACTGGTGTTTCCATTTTGAGTTTTTCTCCTCTTATTTGTCTTATTTAATTATATAATATTAGTATGAATATTCAACATATTACGCCTGAGATGTTAAAAAAACAGCCAGACCAGACGGTTCGAATTATTAATCAAATTATTGATTATATTAACGAACATAACGACTAAGCTACCCTGTCTAAGCCGTTATTTTTCGTGATGAAAAGTCTTGATACTTTCTTTTTTGTATTGGCACTTTTTACGATTAAATCCACAATAGGAGTTGGTATCGTTCCGCCAGCAATCACATAATTTCTAAATTGCTTTCCAACCTTAAAAGTATCTGATGAAATAACCAAATCACTATCACTACCAGCAGTCAACTTTACAGCAATTTTATACTCCGAACCGACCGAAAGTTTCAGCCCGCCGTTTGCACTTGAAAAACGCTTATTATCTGGTAGTTGTTCATCTTCAAAATAAAAAACGCTATGTTCTAATGCTGGCATGCTCATATCTAGTCGTGGTTTACTATTATAGTTTTCCTTAGTCGTATCTTTTGGCACTCTTGAAACAACTAGATTGGCTTTGCCATTTTTAGGCAAATATATCGTATAGGCAAGTACTATGGTTCTTTTATTCTGGTCATCTCTAACGGTTTTACCTAAAATAACTTTTGGTGTTGGCATATTACTCTGTCGCCTCCAAGGTTTCCTTAGCTAAAATATAATCTGTCCCCACTCTTAAAATACCACTATTTGTCATACCCATAGCTCCATTATCTGCATTAGTAAAAGATTGGCTCTCCAAAAACTCTTCATAAAACCCCTCACCAAATTCTTTCGGAAGTTGTTTTAGCCCATGAAAACGCTTATCGTGTAAAAGATAATTAGTGTCTACAAATTTACATCTATTGATTTTGTAATGGTAGCCGATATTATCTTCACCAGCCAAAAACACCCTGTGAGTTTTAACCTCATCACAGTCAATATAATCTACCATATCAAAAGAAATTGGAAGATAAGCCCCACCTTTTTTGACCGCCAAAGTCCCCTTATATTGAGTATTAGAGGACTTAACGATAAGCTTATTGTCATCGGTAGCTCTTAGTGTTTCGATTTTTCCCATTACACCCTCTACAATTTAACGGCTAGAATAGTCCTAGATAATGGCTTGAATAGTTTTCTGCCTGATGTATTATCGGTAGTCGGCTCACCATTTTTACCTTGGTAATATTCCTGTCCAATAATGTAGTCATGACCACCTAAGATATGAACGAAGCCAGTATTTTGTATCATTACAAGACCTGCACGCTTGCCTAGGATTAGGAAATCAGGGGCGGTATCGAGGTTAGCAAAGTGCATAACCATACGGCTACCCTCATTCTTGATGTAGCCACCACGCACTTGCCCCTCTGGTACTTCAATGGCGGTATTGTTTGCCTCGATAAAAGCGATGTTATCGAAATTACCGTTTGGTAAAATCTTTTTCGATGGTACACGGGTTAAAGTTCTTGTGGTGTTACCAGTTGTTTCATCATAAATATCACGCTCGACAATGAAAAAATCAGGCAAAGCGTCTAGCGTGTCAATTGGCAAGTCGCCGAGATATGTTGTTTCAACTGATTGATTGCAATTCATCTGTTATTCCTTTCTATGAAAAAATTAAATCATTAGTCTTATCTTCGGTAATGTCGTGGGTATAGATACCAGAGTCTTTAATATTAGCATTTGATATATCGCCATAAACATTGATATTTCCCCAAGCCACCACAGCATTCTCTGGAACGCCTTTTGGTTTAGTAAGAAGCTCTTTGAGTTTTTCAATTTCTTTCGTTAAATCTTCAACCTCACCTAAGAGACGCTCAATCATCATTTTGTCTCTATCGGCGTTTTGAGTAATCTTTTTTATGACTGAACCTAGTTGAAATGGGTGAAATTTTTCATCGGCACCATAGATATAAACATCGCCCATTGTCGGTTTTTCCACTTGGTCGACATCACCAAGTAGTTTCATAGAGATAATCTTAGATAAATCTTCACCCTTAATACAATCAATACCGCCATCCTCACGCTCGTAGCGTATCGCCGTTGGAGCTATAACAGGTGCCAGTTTTATTGAAGTAATAGTTTCACCAGCTTTGATTAGTTTCTTAATATCTAGCCCAGTATCACCCCATGGGTTCTCTAAGATAAACCCAGTCGGGTTAAGGGGGTCAAGTTTTAATTCTAATTTGGCATTAATGGTATGAGCGTCTGTCTTTTGACACTCATCTTCTTGAAAAAAATCCTTAATCTTAAACATCTTAGTCTTCCTCCACAGCTACGATAGAGCCATCTTTTTCATCTAAATACAAGGCAAGCTTTTTATTATTACCATTTCTCGGGGCGGCGGAAACTTTGACTGGGCGAAGATATGACACGCCTTTATCTTTATTCCAGCCAAGTAAAAAGACTTGGTCTTTATTTTGTGGTGCAGAAAGAGATTGAGGCTTCCCCTCTTTATCAAACCCCATTACTGTTTGCAAGGTATTCACTTGGTGGTCAAGGGCATTCCAAGTTGTCCATGAGTCGCCAACTGTTGCACAACCAGCCCCACAGGCTTCACCTTTCTGATAAACAAACAGAGCGTTCTCTTTTGCCCCAAGGGTCTTAACATCACCGATGTCGGACAGGTGCAAGATTTTTCCAAGAGTTTCTGCTGAAATAGAGTCGACGTGTCGTTCTGCCATGAATTTTAATACACGCCTTACACCGTCTACTAAGAGAGCGGTATCAGTTTCACTAGCTCGCACAACCTCGCTAAAATCAAACTTGACTGCTTTGCCACCAAAATCAAACTCAACCTTAGTTTTGTCGTCGTGATTTGGAATATCTATTCCAAGAATTGGGTCTGGGCAACCACAGTTATTATTGCAACACTTATTCATAGTTTAAGTATAAACGGACAACCTGCATTTTATAAAAAATGTCTAGTTATTCGGTATTTCAGCATAGAGGGTGTTTTCAACTGGATTTGAGATGTTATTCACATTCGTAACGGTTACAAGCTTCAAGCTATTTTGTTCAACACTAGAAATCTTGGCTTTTAATTCTTCAATCTTATTTCCGTATTCAACCACTTTATCAGATAGGGCTTTATTGGACTTTAACACATCCTCATATTTCTTTTCTAATGCTTTGAGGTTCGCATATACTGCTTTATTTGAAATGGCGTTTTCTGAGTTTTCTAGAAGTTCTGTATCGATAATAAAATGCTCGGCGGAAATGCCTTTGAACAAAACGAAATACCCATTTTCATCAAATAAATAGGTCAGCCCGTCCGCTCGGTAGGTGATAATGGCATTACGATATAACCCAATCCGTACAGGGTCAGAGCCATTTACACTATCGCCAAATTCCTTTGGAATAATTTTTATTAAGAGGTCAGGAAGTTGTCTCTTCAAGCTTCCTACTGTTTGTCCATCAATACCACAATTACTGTTCATATTATTATATTATCACCTGTTTAATTATAGAAAGAAACTATACGGGAAAGTAGGGCATAGTCATCACCTGTCGCCATAGTTTTACCAGTATCTACACGCTCTTTAAGTCGTTTAGCAAGAAGATATACTGTGCGATTTTCGACTTGACTAGATAAGTTGCGAAGCTTTTGAATACCTTCAATTACCTCTGGACTTGAATATTCACCACTAGTAAAAATACCCCTATCTAGATATGCCGTCTTAATATATTGTTTAGTATAGCCACTGCCCCCACTTTTTGCCGAAAGAATAACGTATTTGTCTAGTAAAGCTAGTGATTTGCTTGAATTATATAGCTCTTCTGGTGATGTCTGCATGATAATTGCCTCTACAACTGGTAGAAACTTTTCTTCCATATATCGTTCGGCTATCGGCTCTACAAGTTCTGGACGCAAGTCTTTATTCCATGACATTTCAGACTTCACCTCGGCATAGACCTTTTTTAGCCCCTTAATATGCTTGGTCTTATCTCCATTTACAAGCAAATCAGTAAATAAGAAGACTCTTCCTCTTGCCCCATGATGTACAGGCTTTTTGAGTGCTCTGTTCCGCATAAAAGCCTGTTTTGAATAATCATCGATAGTTTGAGCCGTCGCTTCCCCCGTATTTTGCTCATTATCTTTAACTGCCTTGACATCTTTAAGTTCAGAGTTGCGGATGTTTTCGATGTTCTGCATAACACTACTTAAATCCATTTTACTTCCTTTCACTATAATTACGGCCGTTTGGTTGACCTTCATTATTAATATTAAACATCCTACGAATATAACTCTTAATATATGCGTCTTTCACACTTCCGTCGTCACCAAGAGTGCTTCCGTAAACACGTTTACCCTTATTATTGCTCTTGTACATACTAGGAAGTTCAATATATTTACTAAGCTCATTCAACATCTTTGAGTTATTTATTGTCTCTTCTGGGCCATACTTAGCTACATATGGTGCGATGTCTTTCATTACATCAGCATTCCAGTTTACCCATAGTTGGTCAATCTTAGTTTGGTCGGCATTTCTCTGTGCCTTGCTTTTGTTTTTCCAGTCGGCGTAAAGTGCGTCGGTTTGAGACTTAATTAGTTTCTTACGCTCAAACGCACTCTTCTCTTTTAGAATACCAGTAATACTTGCCGAGTGGATGTCGTCTTGCAAATATTTAGTACTATTCCATGAAAGAAGAGCTAATGGCTGTTGATAATAGGTTACGACTTCGCCGTTCTTATTCTTCTTCTGGTAGCCAAACATAGACATATCATCCGCCCCCTTAAACCCAAGTTTAACCATAGTTTCAAGAGCCTGTGCCTTGCCGTCGTTCATAGCTTTTTTAGTTAAATCATCTGTGAACGCATTATTCCCAGAGTATGCACTAGCACTATTATTCTCTAAATTCATAAGACCTAAAATTGAAGCGAAGCGTTGTCTGGTCATAGTTGCACCGTATTCGGATTTTAAGTTATTAGCGACATTAAGTACCTTCTTGTAATATGGGTTCAAGATATTATCACGCTGATTTTTTAGCTTCTGAATTTTATCAGAGTCGGTCTCATATCTAAGCTTTTGGTTAATCGCTTGTAGGTCTTTTCGATTAAGCATAGCGTCTCTTTCTCTGGTTAATGCTGAGACGGCCTGATTGAAAAGCTTCTGAGTTTGGTCATAATTGTTCCCTAAAACTGGTGAGGTTATTTGATTTCCAACTCTACCAAGTATTTTTTCGGCTCCACCAGCTACATCTCCCTTAACCACTGACTTTCCAAGCTCAAAAATACCGTCGATAATATCCATACCAGCTGAACCAAAAATATTGGACAACATTTTTTGAGCCACACTTGGAGAAGTGTCTTTACCAAATAACCCAGCTACCATTTTTGCTAAATCACCAGTATTTCTGTCCATAATAATTGGCTCACCCGTGTCAGGGTCAATAGAGACACGGCTGGTATCGATTGGTCTACCAGTGTATGGGTCTTTACCTGTTACCATCATAATAGCTGATTTTACCACTGGTGGCGTTGTCTGTGATACCAAACGGGAAAAGCCTGGAATAATATGGTCATTTAAGAACCCATCAGAAATAAGCTTATTCCTGTCAATATTAGTAAAGCCAGTCATATCAAGTGGAGAGAGGCCGACTAAGTCGTTCATAGCAAGCTCCCAGAAAGTATGCTTATTCACGCCATAAAGGTTCTCAATAGCTTGTCTAGCTGGTGAGATAAGCCTACCAATTTCTTCTGGAATAGGAATGGTGAACTTTTGTCCATTAGATATAAAGATAAGGTTGCCACGCTTTTCGTATTCAGGTATCTGTTCATAAACCTTGCGGTTCTCTTCATTACCTAAACTCTGTGCTACCAGATACCAAGTCGGCAAAATTACACCACCCATAATACGGGAAGAGACACCAATTGGGTCTAGGGCTGCGATACGCCAGAATGACTTCGCTCCATTCACGGCCGCCCCAAGATACGGGACAGATTGTTGTAGCTGGTTTAAGTGATATAGTTGCCTACCGAAGTTAGTCGTTGCGTTCGTACCGAAGAATTCAGCATAAATGCGGGCTTGTTCAATAGAATACCCATGTTTAAGAGCGTCGCCATAGGCACTCTTTGCGACATTAGAGCGAAGAAATGTTTCACGAAATTCATGAGGAGCTTCAAGCTTATCAAGGATATCATCCACGGAATTCTTAAACTTGGCTACTGCTTTTTCTCTTCCCTCTTGAAGTTCGGCAATTCTTTTAGCTTTATTAAATTGATACATACTAGCTTCTGTACCTACGCCAGACGCTATTTTAGCCATCTCTAATTCCCGATTAAGAGCAAGCTCATTTATGGACTTACCAGTTTTTACGGCCTTATCAGATAATGCCTTAAAAGTCCTAGTATCATATTCAGCAAGATAATTAGCCACATCTTTGCCCCAAGTATCAATCATAGCCTTTGTCGGCTTAGCCAGCGGTTTCATATCACCCAGTACATAGGCGTTCATTGTATCTTTGAACCACTGATTGATATATGATTTTCCACCAACGACAGTAGTACCAGTACGGAATAACTTAGATTGTAAGCGATTGATTTTCATTAGTGCTGTATCAGTATACCCAGTAATCTTAGTATTGAAAAATGACGCTGTTAATGGGTCGGTTGCGATAAGTTCATGTTGTCCATACTCATTAATAAAATCAATCACATTTTCGTTTTGTTTGAAGTCGGCAATCTTATCGGCAAGCTTCTTCACCTCGTCATACAAACCACTCTCAGCAACGACACTGGTCATACCTTTTTCGGTAAGCTCTTTTGCTAATTTTCCAGTTCTTAAATCTAAACTATCTTGGAATTTTTTATAAATAGCTTCTGCTAGTTCATCCGTTGTAGTTCCCTTAACCGCAATATCAGATAACGCTTCACCTAATCTAGTTCTAATATGGCTTTCAGTTAAGTGTTTAGAGAGAGCCTTTGTAGCGAAAAATTCACTAGCCTTATCAACTATCTCCTTGTTAGCACCGTTTACCTTAGCGATATTTTTAAGAACATCAGAAGACAGGCTCTTATCGCTTAAAAGCTCACCTACGATACTATCTACGCTTTTATCAATACCACCTAGTAGTTCAGGCACCTTATCTATATCAAAAACATCAGCGTCTGTTAATTGCTTGCTTAGCTTGTCTGTGTCAAAATGCTTTGCGAAGAAATCAGCTGAAAGCGTGTCGGCTTTACTGTCTACCACATTTTTGAACATTGTTTTTGTGCGTTCTAGTTCATTAAATAACTTTAAGTCTTCGCCAATAATAGAGTCGGTTACACCAATATACCCCCAGTCTTTCATTTTTCGGATATACTCAGTTTTCGCATAGTCATTAGCGTCATTTAATAAATCACGAATACGATAAGAAATTACATCTTCGTAATCACCGCCAGCTAGTGGGTCGCGATGTTGGAAGTCGCCAAGCTTCTTCGCTTTGTCGCTCTTAAATGCGGATGAGACATCACTATCACGCTGAATACGAAAATAGTCTTCACCTTTATCACCGAAGACATTACTCTCACGAAGTTTTTCAAGTGTCTCTTTATCACGAATTTTTAGAGTATTAGCCTGTAAATCGGCATGGGCTGTGTCGTATTTTTTAAGAGTGTCGATATAATCGTCGGCTTTTTCAACGACATCGTTTCCAAGTGCCTTTTTAAGATTTGTTATTCTCTCAGATAACTCTTCGCTAACGCCCTCTAAAAACTTTTTGTCGGCACCATTTGGAAGCTTAGAAAGCTTATTTTGAAGAACTGCATTATCTATCACTGAGCCAATATAATTATTTGTGTCCCTGTGTAGAGACTTCAAACCTTTTCCACCAAAATCAGAGAGGTCGACCACCGCCTTATCTACTAATCCAGCTGCGTCTTCCGCTTTGTATAGGGCGGTTAGTTTATCGCCAAGCATATTGTTATACGCCTCTCTAAAAGCTGGGTCAAGGTCGGTTTTAGTTATCATGGCAAAAGTCTTTCTACCGCCACTTTGGATATTATCGACTAAATTACTGATAAGCATTTTTCGACCAATTTCTGTATTAGCAAACTTTTCCAACCCCTTGGTATATGCCTCTTTATTTCGCCACTTAAACGGCAACTTAACTTCCGCCAACTCCTTAGTTGCCATGTGTTGCATTTTATTTGTCGCCAAGATTTGCGACTTTTTCTGCAACCTAGTGAGCTTGTTTTTTTGCATGGCGGTCGGGTTAGGTATTTTATCTAACTTGTTTTTGTAGTCTTTTGCTTTTTCGGCAATGTCATCACCACTAATATGAAGCACTTCACGGAACTTATCTGTCCACTTATTCAAGGTATTGGCAATTCCTGCATTGGCATGCTTAGCTCTAATATTAAGAGCTTGTCCAGTTTCTGTATACTTTATCTTGGTGCCCACCCATTTCGTCAGATTACTAGACAAGAAAAATGCCGTATTCTGTGCACCTTGCTCTAAGATGTATTTTCTTGCCTCTTCATCATTGGTATCACGAACGAACCTTGCCGTCATTTCTGGGTTCATCAACGCCGACTCCACAACCGTTTCTGCAATTAATTTACCGACTTCACCAGCTACTTTTGCTGTCTTTCCGCCAGCCTGCAAAGTATTTATTGCCTTGCCAAGTAGCTCCATACCACGGCTACTATCTAATACCTTTTGAAGTCCCTGAGCATACTTAGTAGCATTAAACCAAGAAACACCGATACTTCCTGCCTTGCCGATAGACGCTACTGCCGATGCCGCCGCACCAGTCAAAGCACCAGTTAAAGCCTGACCAAGAACCATAAGCGATAAAATCTGTGCACCAGCCTCTGTATAACCAGCAAGACCAGCACTAGTTCTGTTTACTAGGTTGCGGTTTTTTTCTAAGTCTTTTTTCCATTTAAGATATTCATCAGAGGCGTGAGGGTCAATAACATTAAAAATAAATCTTGACGGGGCTGAGGCCGTGTCAAAAACACCTTCAACTATACCCATAAGATTATCTGTAATAGCGTGTCTAGCCCCAGTCCAGAAATTAGTGCTAGCGTCTGTGTTGTCCAGATATCGCTTAAATGAAATTAACTCTGCAATATCACGAGCAGGGACATTGTGTGTCTTATTTTTTTCTAGGAAATTAAGTTTGTGCTCAACGGCATTTTTAATCGCAATAATCTGTTCGTCGGTGAGTTTATCATTACTGTACGCCTCGGTTAGACTCTTATAGTCAATCGTATGAGTGTTCTTATCGTACCCAGGAAGACTACTAAAATAAGAAAACTCTGGCATATCTGGAATTGCCTGCCTGTCATTTTGGTTTGGGGTAATATCATTGCCTTGAGCGTCTTTACCTTTAATGGTTGCGGAATTTGCCGTGATTACATCATTATCGGAAAAATCAGACCTATACATATTTTTATAGGCTTCTTTTTGCTTGTCTAGTGTCATTTGTTGTCGGACGTTCTTTGGCAGTTCTTGGCTTTGAAGTTCAATCCAATCTTTCGCCGTTCTCACATCATTTTGATTACTAGTCATAGCAAATTTAGTGTTTGGATTTATCTTTTGAGCCTGTGAGAGAGCTAGAAGAGTTGGTTTTAATTGCTCCTTGTAGTATTTACTATCCGTGAAGCTTTTTGGTGCATTGACGGTAATGTTGCCGTCATCAGACATTGAAATACCAAAACTCTTAATGTATTCATCTCTGGTAGAAAAGATTTTTGACCCTTGCTGGGCATACACATCCGCCCCAGAGTTTTTGGCAACTCTGGAATTATCATCACGCTTAATTGTGCCGAGAAGTTTGCCGTCCCCATTTAGAACATCATAAGTATTATTGTCTCTTTCGACACCAGTATAATTTTGTTTATCAAACGGAGCGTTTGGATTGTCTGGCGTAAGTTTTACCCCGCCGACATAGGTCTCATAAACAGTCCCACCAGTATTATTGTTCTGGGGTGCAGGGCTAGGTGTTATTGCACTATTAACGCCTGTATTTATAGAAGACCCATTAGCCCCCCAGATTTTATTATAGTTTTCATCAACTGCCATACCTATTTACCTTTCGTGTGGTCTTCTGCGTCGCCATTATAATAGCCTATGCCAGGCAAATAGCCACTCGTATCATGCACTTTACCAGATTGACCTGTTGTAAACGGGTCGCTTTCCGTTACGCTTCCTTGCACTCCATTTGCATTACCGCCAGAAGTACCGCCTGCACCGTAACCAGCATTGCTTCTTTTTTCTCTTGCAAGGTTAGCACGAAACATACGTTGTTTATATTGAGCTGAAAGATTAGCCAGCACAGTACTTAAAGCCTTTGCTTGTGCAGAAGCCCGTAAGTTTGCAACCATTCCGTCAAGTTGTGGTTTTTGGTAACGCTCTAAAAAATAATCCTCTCCGCCAGCTAAGCCACCTTGGGTAGACGGGACATCAGTTCCTAAATTTTTCGTATCAGTTTGAATTTCGGCATTATTTCCTGCTTGTACAGCACGCAAATTGTCGATAAACTGCATTTGCTCATCCCGAGAGAGTGTAGGGTTTACATATTTATTGCCCTCGAAATCGTATGCTTCATTACTATTCATGATTTAATTGTACCAAAAAAAAGACTATCAGCTAAAATCCGACAGTCTTTTTGTGCACCGATTTGGGTGAGATTACTATACTGAGAATTGGTGGGTAATCCTCAGTATAGCAACCCCACCCTGTGCCACCATAATATCATACATGTGTTATTATGGGAATATGGAAAACAATACTTTTGATACGAAAAACATCGTAGATAGAATAAGGTTAATTGGGGACTTAGAGCATTTATATTTTCACGCCAAGATGTCCGCCTCTGTCGCTAAACAGAATAACGATGAAGATATGGAAATCTTTCATCAAACAGTCGCCAGTAAAGCACAGCGACTTCGTAGGGAATATATGACCGAACATTTCGGCAAAATGCCAGACGAATTATGGTGTGAGGGGAAAGTGGCCGCCTCTCTTCGGCAGGTCGCATATGAAACAGATACTGGCGATACTGAAATGCTTGCCAAGATAGACGACCTAGTGAATATGGTTTGGGGTAAAATTACAAACCAAGACTTATCGGGATGTAAAGCCTGTAAAGAAGATAGGAAAGAATAATATAAAAAAATACCCCCGAAAGGGTATTTTTTGTTGGTTTTCACCTCTATACTAAGCGACTAAACCGCTGAATTCCATTATTAGACCGTACTGTGGGAAGGTGATACCTGACCCTGTGTAGAACGTATCAATAGTTCCACGGACTAGGTTGTCACAAGAAGTAGGTTCCAAGTTGAGGGTGTAAGCCTTCTTTTCGAAGGAATAGCCAACACGTGGGTCAAGAAGAGCTACGTATTGTTTCTTACCATCAGCTGAAAGAAGTGGGAAGGTAGATGACACAGCACCTGCATTACCAGCAACAGCGAGCCATGGGGAACGCTTCATGATGACAACGTTACCTGGAATACCAAGAATGGTCTTCACGCTATCGGCAACCTGGAAGCCTGGCAAATCCCAAGCGTTAAAGGTATTGACGATTTGGTAGTTGGCGTTGAGGTTGTGAGCGTTTTGCACAGAGAGGATAATCTCATTGGCGGCCTCGGCGGTCATAAACACAGTTGGGGTAATACCAAAAGTATTCGCCATGTAGAAGTAAGCCTGTGAGATTAAGGCACGCTTTTCGCCGACCTTACCAAGGTTTGCCCAGTAGTGGGTAGCCCTAGTAGCAGCCAAGAAAGCGTCAGCAGTCTTAGCAGGGGCAGCAATAAGACCCTTAATATTCTTATTCCAGGTGTCGATTTCACGAACGAATTCATAAGCACGCTTAGACTTAGCAAATTGCTTGGTTGCGTATTCGACAGTCCAGAAGTCAGAGTCCTTATCACAATAACGAACGCCGTAAGCGTATTCAGTGTCAAAGCGGAAGGTGAGGGTTTGGAATTCTGGGTCAGTAGAGATACATGGCACAGAACAATTAAGCTTCATACGGTCATGGCAAGAGTCAATCTGTTCATAAGTAACAGTAGAGGACTTAATCATTGAAAGAGGGTTTTGGTCTTTTTCAACGATAAGTTTGAGTTCTTGACCGAAACGAAGGTTTTTTAAGAGTTCGTTTGCTTGAATTAGATTTTCGCCTGTAAAGAAAGAGCGAGCAGAGCTAACTTCCATTGCAAGAGTTGGTTCAGAAACAACGCCACTTGCAACGATTTCGCGGATAAAAGGCCCTTGGACTTTATAGTCAATAGGAGTAGTCTTTGGTTCGGTTTTAGCCGCAACTAGGGTTTGGGTATAATTACCAGCCATTATTTTTCCTTATTTAATTAAACTATTTCTTCGTCTGTCCTTTTAATTGGCGATTGCAAGTCGTCAAGCTAAAAGTGTCTAGTAAGATAGGCTCTTGTTTCTCGCTTGGCTCGCTTGATTTTGCATATCAAGTGGGTCTATCCAAAACACCAGTCCGTCTTCTATTACCTTAGACTTGTCTTCAATATACACTACAAATAATATAAATAAAAAAAATGGCAAGAAAAATAGCCACTTTCGTAGCTATTTTTAAGTTTATTGGGAGGTAATACGGTCGAAAACTTATCAACCTTGCCTTAATTATAAACGTTATTTTTCAAATATTCAAGAGCCTTGTCGATACTTGGGTGAGTTTTTCCCATTTGCTTCAATTCCATATTCTGGCGGACAATACTCTCTGCCATTTCTTTTGATGTAATCTCGCCATTCTCACCAGTTTGAACTAGGTCAACCGTTGGTGCGTTTGAAGAAGCTACCTCACTTGGCTGGACTGCTGGCTTAGTTTTTGCATAGAGTGATAAGAAATTACGGATTTTAGTATCGTTAATATTACCCTGCTCATCGCTAATGTTTACATCAAAGTTACTAAGGGTCTTAATAATATCACCGTTCTTGATTTCGTCTGCGATATTCTTATACTCTTCGCTATTCGCTAGGTCATTGAAATACCTTCGGGTGTTAAGTTCAGCTTGTGAGATATAGCCGTCTGGCATTTTGTAAGTCTCTTTTGCTGGTTCAGCTACTACTTTTTCGGTGGCAGGTTCAGATACTGGCTGACTCGTTACGACTGGTTGCGTCTCTTGCTTTTGAGGGTTGGTGATAGTTTGTTTCATTTTATCAAACACTTTATCAAAACCACCATTACTGGAAGTAAAGCGGTTAAAAGCCTCATATTGCTCTGTGGTAATACCAAGAGCCTTACTAATCTGTTCTTTGGTTGGTTCTGGTGCGGTGGTATTTTCCACTGATTGAGTTTGTGCTTCTTGGCTTTGTGCGTTCTCGACTGCACCTTGATTTTCTAATTCTGGCATTTTTATTACTCCTTTTTTACAACCTAATTATCTTTTATATTGAGACTTTTATCAAGGTCAGAAAGAATAGAAGATATTTCCTTTAATTCTTTGATTGTCCCCCCAGCCCCGATACTATCTTCTTCTTTAAGTTGTTTCTCTAAGTTATAAAGCCCTCGCTTTAAGCTTTTTGCTAATCTTCCGATAATAGTTGAGACAGACTCTTTTTGCATGAGAGTCTCAAACACGATTTCTTCTATATCATCCATTTATCTTAATTCTAACCTAAGCTGTTTGGATTTGCAAACATCGAACCAGACTCTTCCGTTAAGCCGTCAAGGTTGGTCTTCATAGCGTTATCTTGTGATAGCATGTCGAGTAACTCTGGTGGCATTTGTTCATCATCATTTCCCTGTTCGCCCTGTTCGCCTTGGTTTACCTCATCGGCAAGAAGCATAGTGGCTTGTTCTGCCATTTCAGGGTCTTGGTCAACGGCGTTCATTGCCTCATAAAGTTCAGGGTTTTGCTCATAGTTCGCTTGGTTTTGTGCAAGAGCGTTCGCTTGGTTCTGGGCAGTTGCTTGTGCAAGAGCTAACTCCTGTTGGTTATTTTGCTTCACAAAATTACGAGAGAGCGTTCGTGGGACTTGGTCATATAGGGCTTGCGATACCAGATACGCCATACCCTCTTCGGTTAGACTATCCTTAAATGTACCAAGTAGAGTGAGTGCATTAACAGCGAGCGACTTATCGTGTACTCTCTTAGCAAGCTTGGATTTCACAGTAATAGTAGCAGAGAGTGCCATTTGTTCTAGTGTTAGAAGGTCGCTCATACCGTGGTTCATTACTTCAAAGCTTTGCTTTGGTGAATACGCCACACGGTTAGCAATACATTGTCTTGCAATGTCAGCATATAAAGACATGACGGCGTTCTGGTGCGTAGCTAAGCCTTGTGCTAACGTACTTTGTGCCATACCACTTTCAGCAGCGGAAGCCCTATCGCCCATCATTTGCATTGCGTCAAACTGGTCATAACCATGCAAGGTTTCCTTAATGTCTTTTTCAAGCTTAGCGATTTGGCTATCAATAGGTGAGAAATCATACGGGAACTGAATTGACGCAACATCGCCTTGCACTTCATCCAGTACAACACCCATAATATTCAGAACGCCTTTTAACTCATCAGCGTCGGCAGAGTTAGCGGTGATACGAAGAATAGAGAGGATTTTAGCGACATGAGAGCGTTTTGCCTCCCAAGCACAAAGCTCGTCGTGTAAATCAAGAAGTAAAGCCACATCAGAGAGCGGATAGCTCACGATGTCTTTATTTTTCACCAGCTCCATCTTAAATTTAAGTGGACACTCTAAGTTAAAATCAATCACCCTCTTGACTAATTCGTCAGTCATTGGATTGGTTGTGGTCATTAAGATTTTACGCCTAAACGCCTTAGAGTTTGCGGAAATCACAAAACGACGGTTAATAATCTGGAAGCGAATACCACGCTCCAAGTCATACATCGTAATCAGTTCAACATCATCACCACCATAACCTGATTTAGTTTTAGCCTCAGATAGTGTTGCACGACTCTGATAATATGAAGTATTGTAGCAAGAATACAAGTCATGGCGATAGTCTTCCATACCCTCGGTTAAACCGCCAGCAAGACTTGGCGAAGAGGCAAGCGTATTCATAGTCGAAACATACAAATCTAACCCGTTAAGAGAACGGATTTTGCGACCACGAACTTTAACCTGTTTGTTAATCTCAGTCTTATCGCCACTCGTAGTGAAGATATCCGTTTCAGGGGCTTTAATATCAAGATTGATTTCTTCATTTGGGTCAGAGGTGAGAATAGCTTTCAATTTATTCCAGCTCACCATTTCACCGTAACCTCTGAAACGCTCTTGCCCCGTCGAGGAATATTTAGTATCAAAGAAGATATTCTTTGGATTAATTCGTTTAATGATATTTTTATCTTTAACTGGGTCGTATCTTACATCCACTGCCACAATACCATTACAGGTTAAGTCGTGAGAAAAAGTTGAAGCCATTAAATCAAGATGTGAGAGAATATAGTCCTGCTCACACTTTCTTGCAAGCAACTCCTCGGTGTTGTCTTCTATCATCATGTATGGGTCGTCAAGCTTGTACTCATATGAGTCTACACCAGCCGACATCTGTGCCGTACGGTTATCTATCGCCCTCTTCAAGGTAAACGAATACCCCTCTGGCATTTCGCCACAGAATTTCTTCATTCGTTCCCTTCTTTGACTGTCTGGGATTTTCGCTAAATTACTTGCCAATTCTTCCTGATAGAGGTTCTTATATGGTCTACCAGTTAAAGCAAGGTTCACTCGGTGGAGTAAATTAGCAAAGAAGATACGGGAGCTTCTGCTTTCCTCTATCCATTGTAGAGGGTAATCATATTCGTTATTAAGACTATCGCCATTCATAAATTCATTGTACCTTATAACACAAACGGTTCAGATTTTTTACCATTGTCTAATTGTTTCTCGGTTAAGCTTCCAGCGTAAATCCAGAGGCACGCCACTTGGTCGTCGTGTCCGTTGCCTTGGGCTTCCATGCGGACTGAGGAACTTCCGTCGCTTCGCTTTTTACGCTTTTTGACAAACTTCTGCATTTGCTCTAATAATAGGCGGTCGTGTATGGTTAGCTTATCTTGTGAAAGTAATAATATAATTTTTTCTATCATAGACTCTTTTGAACTAGCGGTGGTTCTAATTCCAATCTGTTTTGATATTTCTCTTCTGCCTCGCATTCTCGTTCTTTGGTTTGGCCCTGCCGTATAAAAGAGATTGTAATAGCGAAGTTGTCTAATTGCCACTAAAAATGCCTCGGCCACATTGGTCTCTGGGCAAATTACCGCCTTATTATATAATTTCGCCATAGTAACTGCAAAGTCAGCGTAATCCTCAATCATATAGCCTTTACCATTAAAAGAGGCTACCTGTTCTAAGTTAGTGTCATCCCAAACCTGCATAGCAAAATAGTCAGAGTCTTCATTTATAGAGGTGATTGGGTCAACCACTAGCTTATATTTATGACCTAACTTTGGCGGAATAAAAACTCGGAAATCCGACTCATCCGCCATTTCCGCCTTAACCTCACCCGTTAGATTATCCGTAACCAAGCGGTATGCCTGCCCCTCCATAAGATTTGGTTCTTGCTTTTTAAGTAACGCCTCTGGGAAAACAGATGAGTCGTCGGCGATACTTAGAATATCTTCTATGGTGGTTGGGTACTCATGACGCATATTCGAAATTTTTAGAGACTTCGTGCGATACCAACCAATTTTATCGGCGAACTCTTCCTCTGGAATATCTTCCGCCTGCATAGCTGGCACAATAACCCTACTCTCATATTCAGATAATTTTTCCATATCGACATTAGCTCCGTCGCCCTTACGCCCGTAAACCAAGAACCATGGGACAAAGATAAAGTCCATCTCCTCTGGGTTATTTATCGCCGTCTTCACCTTATTCAAAAAATATGGCGACATACGGTCAGAGAAAGTCGAAATAAATACCACTAAGGAAAAACCATAGTCTGGGATAGCACCAGAGATTGCGTCCTCGGTTACCTCTGGGTGGGCGTATTCACTCGGCTCGTCGGCAATCCAGATATTCACCGTACCAGAGCGGATTGAGTTCGCCCCTGCCGACACCACATCACAATACGAATTGCGGACAATCTTATTTCTAATATCCGAGTAATAGAGAGAAATTGCATTGGCATTGGATTTCTTATAAATGGTTGGGAAGATGTCTGGATGAACCCCAGTAATCAAAGGCAAGAACTTCTTATCTAGGAAGCTCTGAGAAGCCCCTGTGGTCTGCAAGGTATAGACAAGATTGATATTCTCACATCCGTTAGCGAATGCTAGTAGGTAATTGATAATTGAAATCACTAAGATAGATTTACCAATCTGGCGTGAAGAAAGCACCACAATATCTCGGCGGCGGTTACTCCTAGTCTTTTTTGCGATACGCAAAAATAATCGCCTAGCAATTCGTTCCTGTCCACGGTTTAATTTTGGGTGAATAAGTTGGCGTGTATCCTTGTCTTGAATTTGCACCATATTCTCAAAATAAAACTTGAACCCCTCAAAATCACCAGTTAAAGCCTTGCGTAAGTCCTCGGTGGTAACAGAAGAATAGGGAAGAGTATACTTATTCTCTAACTTCGTTCCACGACTGTCCAAGGTTTTAACCACCGATAATCTCTCCTAATGTTGTGTCAATCTCTGACGGCGTGTCCTCACGCTCTAATACCGCATTGTTTCGCACAGAAGTGTTATATTTTGCTACCGCCTCTGTTAGCGGTAGGATTTCTTCTGCCGAATTCGCCTGCTCAATTAAAAGATACAGCTTTTCTAAAAGCTTCTCATTGAGGTCGGCCACAGTTATTTGCTTTGGTGTAATTTTTTCGACTATACCCTCAATCGTTGCCAAGGTTTTTTCTCCTACCTTATTTCTTGTCGCCTCTTATCGGCGATTGACTGAACTTCAAGCTGTGCTTGTCCAGTAACCATATTGATTTTTTGAAAAACAGCATTTGCCTCCGACTCTGCTTCGGGAAGTTCTGCGTATGTGGCGTTTTCAATCGCCTTAATCTTAACAGTTAAAGACCCTACCAGTGAGCGAAGCAATGTAAGATTTGGCGTCTCAACACCAGAGTTATTTTTTGCCATTAGTGTCGTCTCCTGCCTTAGCCCCGTCTGGGTTATTTTGAGGAATAGAAGCTGGGTTGGTTTCTGGGTCACTTACCGTGGTGATAGACTTAGTTGGGTTGGTAATCTTTTCTTCGTCAAACTTAGCCGAAGTCATTTCCTTAAAATGATTGAGAGCGACTTCCTTAAAACGCAAGACATCGATTTCTTTCTCAAAAGTAATGTAGCGGTTCCCGTTCTCCACAATAAATCCGTCCTTATTTACGGCAAGTAATGGAATGCGGAAGTTATGTGCCAACTCAATATAAGTATAACTATTAATAATAGTTGAAATATCGACTACTGGGTTTTCCCGAGAGTCGCTCTCAATCAGCTTAATCGCCTCATCCACTGTAATAAATTCGCTATTCATAGCCCTTTTTCCCTTTCAATTTAACTATCTAAATAATAAAGCAAAACAGAAAAAAAGGCAAAAGAGGAATTATGCGTCAAGCGAACTTACTAAGTATGACTTCCGCCTCTGCAATCTTCACCACACTGCCGTCGCCAAATGAGGCAAAGTGTAGTGGGCTAGTCGGACTTTTTGCCCCCACGGCAATCGCATAAGAGGAGCTGGACTTAATGAGTTCTAGAAGCTCATCCTTATGCTCACCAGTAAAGATAGACACAGCGTCAAGCGAGGCCTCTTTCCCCATATAAACAGGTATTACCGCCCAATCTTTCAACCCTGCCCCATGCATTACCTGACGGCACAACTGCTCACTACCCGAGCAACTACAAGCAACCACTCTAATCATTTTCTTCTCCTTGTTCATCTATATCTAGTATATCTTCTTTAATCATGCGTTTGGTGATTTCTTCAAGTATTTTCTTCTTATTACCTGAGTGAATTACCCACGCCATACAAACATTCGGTCGCCACGACTGATACTTTTTTAGTTTCATTTTCTGTAATGGCTGAAACTCTGAATTCTTATCTCTCTTAAACTCCAAAAACCCGTAAAACCCCTTATAACAGATAACCGTGTCAGGTTCCCCCGCTGGGGTCGTCGCATTCTCCTGCAACTTCCAGACAAACGCCCCTAACTTCCTAAGAGCACTAATGACATCGCTCTGTAAGTCTTTCTCTAATTTACTCTTACTCTTCATCTTTTCGCTCCTCTTTTATTTCTCTTTTCAAAAGCTCACCTCGCTCCTTATCCCAATAAAGCGTCGGCGATATCTCGATAGTACTATTCGTTCCCCGTGGCAAAAGTGCGAGTAGCCGATTAAAAGATAGTATCTGATACTCTCTTGGTAATACCATCTTCGCCAAACCCAAAATCCTATTATATTCGGACATCCGAAAAACCGACACCCCGTCATACACCACATCCTCACCCCCGACATTCATAATCATCAGTCTCGGGTAAAAATACATCGCCCTCGCCACAATAAAGTCCAGCTTGTCATCTAGGGAAGCTGAAATAGCTGGGGGGACAAGCGGTGAGTCCGACGGAATAAACTTCCCACTAAACGCTCTGTCCTCGCTGCCCACAAACCTGTCGTGGTTGTCATTTTGAAGCGTCTCCACCAGCTGGTCTAAGTAGCTTGTGTCCTCACCACTCATTTCTCTGCTCCTGCATTTTCTGCATACGCTCCATGACACTTCCCCCAATCTCATGATAAGCACCAAGCGGTTGCTTCATATTCATTAACTGCATATCTGGGTGCATAATCGGGTACGGCTTCTGCCCCACATAACAGCGAACAGATAGAGTCTTACGGCCGAGTACCTGCACCACTCGTGTGGTTGGCTTACCAAGTAAATAGCCAGAGAAGAAGAACTGAAACTCTTTTCTCGTCTGCATGCGATACTCGTTTATCTTACACCAGTTCACATAATCCGTATAAAGGAAAGACATTGTAGTAAACCCATTAAAGTATCGCTCAAACAGCTTGAAGTAAACCGAAGCCGAACTCGTCTCCTCCTCCATAAATCGCTGATAGCCCTGCATAGTCGGCGAAAACACCATCTTCTGCCCCTCACGGGAATAAAAACTCGCAATTGCTAAAACCAGCGGAATTAAGTGGGCGTACATCTTCGCCGTATAAGTATCTCTCTCAAAGTGCATTGAGCGGTTGTCATTCACTGATAAGTCCGCTAAAAACGGAATGGCAAGTGTACGACGCATACATGCCTCTGTGCCACTGCCCTTCCACTCTGGCATATGGTTCATCGGGAAGATAGACGTAAAGTCCGCCGTAAGATATAGTGGCTCATTACTCCCCATGCGTGAGAGCGTCAGCGTCCCATGGTCAGCCAAGACCTTAAAGTTGGCCTGTTGACGGTCTAGCGTCGTATCGTCTTCCTCGTCTGGGGCATTTAATAGCGAGTGAAGCAATTGATGTGTGTAGTGGTCATCGGCGAGTTGACTCATCTTCACAAGAGAGGTATTGCGAGAGCCAAGCATGGTATGTAGCATATTCACGCAAGCCGACTTACCGCCACGGGCTTTCCCAATTAAACAGAATGAGCCGAGGGGTTTCCTCTTCATGAATATCGTCGCAATCATCCTTAGAATATCCGATAACACATCAGGGTTGTCTTTTGTCCACGCATTCATAAAATTAAGCTCTTCTGGGAGTAGCGAGGAAAAATCAAGTGATTGACCTGGTTCAGTATGGCTCGCGATTTCCTCAATGCGACTCTGGTAGTCGTAGTATCTTGGCATTACCTCAACCGCCTGAATGAGTATCGGGTTCACCTCTGGCCGATGTTCCGTATAAAAGCGTGAGTCGAAGAGCTTGAAGAACGAGACCTCGCTCTCAAGGAGTTCGGTATTTCGCCTTAATGTTTGATATTGATTGTCCCAATAAAGTGTTGGGGAGATTTCAATTAAGTTATAGAGGTCTTTCATTTCCCTTTCCTCTTTTACGCTTAATAGTAATGTGTCGGCACACTGGTTTAGTTGATTTGCCGAGAACCCACCTAGATGTTCTTCAAGATAAGGTTTCAATATCAGCTTAGCCGTTTCCTCGTCTAAATACGACAAGGTGTGAGAAGCGTTCTTTTTCTGGCTCAGTTCGCGATAATAGTAGGTCGAGTGTGGTGGATTTTTAAGGCGAATAATCTGGTAGTCAGAAAAGACGAAGTTCGTCAGGTTGCTGATGCCTGTTTGTTGTTGTCTTATCGGATACATACTATTAGCATAAACATCTATATTGATTTTGTGAATATAAATTGTAAATAGTACAACAGCCTTCTCTGTTTGATTTTAGGGTCGGTTTGTGTTGTTGGTATGTTGGTGAGGTAGGAAGAGTTGGTTAGAGGGGAGGAAGGTTGGGGGGAGGAGGGGAGGAGGGGTATTTTGAAAAGTAGGGGATGGGGGGTATTTTGAAAAGTAGGGGATGGGGGGTATTACCACCACCAGACCCCCATGTTAAAGGTCTATGTCTAGCCCTACCTCTGGGGGTCTCCCCCCTGCCAAAATCCTAAACATTTTTTAGCACTCAATCAACCAGACCGCCAACAGCTCACGCTCCGAACCATACCCCAACACAAAAACTTTTCCACATGTGGAAAACTTCGCAAAAATAATAATCAAAAATGCTTGACTATTTTAACCGCATTTGCTATAATTAAAATATAAAGATATGGAAGCAATCGCGAAGAAATAGAATCGGATTCACCAATACCTTTATAAATCAAAACAAACACAACAAACAAGGAAAAAATAAATGTATCAATATCAGGACTTAATCAAGAGGAGAATACAATTAGAAAAAGCACAAAAAAGAAAAGAGCTTAAAATAAAACTAACCCGTATATTATTCATCGCTGGTATTGCATTAGCATTATTTGGTGCTGGATACTTCACCGCTAAAATTCAAGCCCGAGACGCTCGCATGGAAGCTTATGCCAAAGCTCACGGCTGTACATGGCAATGGGACATGAGCGGTAGAATCTTGCCAGCTGATGAAGCTTATATTTGTAAATAATAACATAGCACAGGGGACGGCTGAAAGTCCCCAGAAAGTGAGACCACATGAAAATTAAAGAATATGAAGCTTACAAGAGCCACATCTTAAATCACATGACAATCGACGACTTAAAAGCCAACCTAGAAAATCACACCCCTGAGCAACTAATCCGTGATGGATTCTTCGATTGCTATTATGCTCAGATACTTGACACGCTCAAAGAGGTTTATGGCGATGATTATAAAGAGGACATCTATCTTGATAAAAAGGGTGAGCTCCGCATCAAACTCGGTGAACCATATTGCTGGAAGGTCTACCTCGGCAAGATGGCCATGGCAATCAAAAAACTTATGGAAGAAAATAACTATGCTTAATATAAAAACCATAACCCTGCTCATGCCTGAATCAACCACTGACCAGCAAATCGCTAAGATTCAGCACGACATCGAGGCTTATGTCGCGGTCGATAAACTCGAAGATGATGGCGTTAAATTCCTAGCGTATCCAATAAAAGACGGCAACATGAAACATCTAAGAGCTAGGTGCATTCACCTCACCGCAAAGGCGAGAGAAATAGCATATCGTAGGCTTAATGGTGAGCTGGTCAAGAACCACGACATCCTTAGATATTTAATTTATTAAACCATAACCGCCATGGCGTGGGGCGTTGTGCCACGCTAAGAGGAATAAAATCATGAACACGAAAATCATTGGATATATAAACAAAAACAACAAAAAACTATTATCACTTTTCAAGTACTTCAAAGTTAAAAACGGCGTGGGGTCTATGTCTAATGCGGAGGTAGCATATTTCTTTATTCCATCCAAAAAGTGCAAAGAAAATAGCGTATATGACCCCGCTAAAATTGACGAGGGCATTATTACTAAAACCGACATTTTGGAAGAGGTTTTCATAGAGAAAAGCCTCGACCTTGTTCCACTCACAACCATGACACTCAAAACCAAAAATCTAAAATATTACTCTCTCCCGTCTGGATTCATTGAGTGCCTCAAAATGTTTGACCAGGAAGAAATCGAATTCTATCTAAATAATAAATTTATATGGGCATATAGTACAAATAAAAAAGAAATGCTTTTGACAACTCATAACTGGTAACATATGAACTATCAAATCATCGACCCAACTTATATTTTAAGCGTAGACCAGTGGACGGAACTAGACCGCCGAGTCGAAGAGAACAGCTCAGACTTCGAGACTGAGCTGGCTCGACTCATCTATGAACTACTCACAGATAAAGACAAAGCTGGCTATTCTATCGAGTCAATTAAAAAGAATATCATCATGAGTCTAGACGATGGCGTTTATGAAGTTTACCAAAATGACCAATATGTCGGCACGGCCACGGTGGACGGCGGGATACTCATCCCGCTACCTGAGCCGCTCTATGAGATAATCGCGCTTCCTGTGACATTAAAATATCCATACTTTGGCACGGCCGCCATCACATCCGACGAACCGATTAGAGTTCACTATCATAAAAACTAACCCCACGGGAAAACCGAACAAAAACCGAACATCAACACCAAGGTGTCGCATGATGAATATTGTGCGACATTAAAGAAAATTAAAAAAGACGATTAAACTATCATGACAAATATCAAATCACTAATCACTTATGCCATACTAATCGAATCGGAGGCCAAGCGTCTGGGCGTTTCCAAAGAACTCACTATCACAATTTTGGAAAAAACTTGGAAAAAATAATTCATCTGGTGATATATTCCACAAATAATCCATAAACATCCTAAATAAAATATATCACCAGACGAATATTACCCCTGTTAAATAAGCAACTTCACTATCACGAAAATCCCCCAAACGGTTCGGGGGCTTTTTCATTCCGACCGCCGACTCATATAGAAATCACGAAATTTGTACTCAAAATGCCCATTTTCCATACCAGAACATATCTTGCCAGAAAAATCAAAAAAAATCACTATCATTTTTGCCCCAAAATCACCAAATCCGCCAAAGTCGCAACATCAAATGTGTCGTTCTAATTGACATATAAATCATATTATTACTTAAAAACCCACAAAAAATTATCTCATTTGTGATATGTGCCAAAAATCGAACAAAAAAGGGGTGTTCGGTTTTTGCTCAAAAAATTATTTTGTATCTGTTATGACCGTAAAAATCGCTGTGAAATCATGACGCTACCCCAGTGAAAAATATTGACAAAAATATTCATATATTAAATAAAAACCGAACAACTTTTGTGAAAAAAATATTATAACATATTTTTTTTCGAAAATGATAATCAAAAGTGAAGATTTTTCAGAGTTTTCCACAACCTGTGGAAAAGTCCGTATATCATGGATGGTATATTTTTATTTGTCAAGACCATTTTTGACTTTATTATGACATAATGTGTCAAATTTGACCCTCAAAAATCGCTTCACCCCTGTTAGCCTTTTTCACACACCAAATAATCACCCCAATATTTAACCATTAAGAAAAACCACGTAAAAACAGACGAAAATGGCCAAAGTTCACAAAACCCCCAAAATCGGGGCTTTTTGCCCTTGAAGTTTTGTCAAATATGTGTGGTAATCATGAAAACCTGTGGAAAACCCTGTGGAAAACTTTTTGAAAAAACTTACATTTTACGACAAAAAACTTACATTTTCTTACAATTTTTTGCATTGTAATTTTTTGTTTCTATGCTGTAATACTAGTGGTTTTGGGGTGATTATGAGGTAAAAGTTCCCAAATGGGTGAAATGTGGCGATTAAGTTGACAAGAAAATGTAAGTTTTGGCGCAAAAATGTATATTTTTATAAAGTGTTTTATTGATTTTGTAATAGTGGTTAATCGGCATATAACAGATTAGAAAAAGTTAATATTGAATATATTTACAATAAACTAAAATTCGACAAAACTACTGACCCCTGTGAGCGAGGTGAAAAATTCCCCAAAATATTGTAAGTTTTTTTTATAACCCTCTCAACTTCCCCCGCATTTTATCCATCTAACCCAAAAAGTCAATTAGATAAATTACCAAAATTATTGTCTAACTAACCAGCTAAGCTAAGCTACCGCTATCGCTCACTAAGCTAAGCTCACTCACACGTAGCCTCTCATAGCCTCACACGCTACACTTAGCTCACGTAATCGGTAAAGCCTCGGAATCGGAAAGCCCCCACGACTTCGTCGTGGTTTAGAGGAAAAAGGCGGGGGTTCGGGGGGCGAGTAAAAAAGCGAACCAACCCAAGGTATTAAGTGAATACATATAAATACATAAAACTTTATATATACATAAATGCATAAATGCATAAATGCATAAAAATTATATATTTTAATAATCAAAAAGTATTGACATTATTTACTTGATATGCTAATATAAGAGTATAAACAATAAACAAAGGATAAAAAAAATGGCAATTAAACATATTAAGATTAAGCAACTTGGCATTCCACGCTTTGTGCGGGTGAATGTGATTAAGCGAAAATAAGACAACATTAGATAACATAGGAAGTGAGGTAATAAAACTATGAACTATGATGACATTACGCTTAGACTAAATGAGGGTGAGAAGATTACCTTAGAATTAGAACAGCTAAATGACTATGTCGATTACCTTATTGATAATTATCATAAGTATCATTTAGAGGATGGGGGCG